ATACAGCGTTTTGTAGAGGTCGCGCTCCACCTCTGTGGCTGTGCTTTTCTGCGGCGCGTTTTCCTCAATCCCCCCCCCCGACAGGAAATGGGGAGTTGATACCGAGAGACACGAGCAGAGCGTTGTCAATATTTTTCAGCTCTTTCGTGGTGCAGGATTTAATGAATGTGGAAAGCCGCTCCTTCGATACCGTCTGAATGTTCTCACAGAGGGCAGTGGACGGAACGCGGCACATCACGGGAACATGAGTGGGGAGCGGTTTCTTTTTCTGTGAGGTCAAGAATACGATTTCCACATTGGGAGAGTGTCGATTGTTTATGTCGTTGGACACGACTACGCCGGGTCTACCTGCTCTCTGTTCAGAACCCGTGACCGTATAAAACGGCATTATGTAGTAAATGTCACCTCGATAGATTTCTGTCACCGATAAGACCTCCTTTAATCTTCAAGAGATTGTTTCTTGTCTCTTTATGATTAGATAATAACACGAAAAAGATTATATGTCAACACTTATTTCGATATTTCTTATCTTTTTCGTGTTATTTCTCTTTTCACTTGCTGAATGATGATTTCTCCGTCCACATCGGTGAGGAAAGTGAACCAATCCGAGCGGAAGAACCGCTCACACTCCGCAATGCCGGAGGTGTTTTCATCGTCCAACGCAGTACGGTAATCCTTGACCGCTTGCAAAATGATTGCGTTTATAAGCGCGTGATAGGGTTCATATTTCATCGTTTGTACCGTGTCACACTGTTACAGATTGTTTGTATCTCACCCCTGCCAAGAGGAGGGTCACAGGCAACCGTGTTACAGTAGAGCAGTTCGTCATATATCTGTTGCTTACTGTAGCCTTGATTGTGAAGCATACCCGCAAGGGAGGTCAGACAGATATTGCGGCTACCGTTCGGTATTCGGGGATAGACGGGACGGAGCTTGATACGATTGTTTTCGGGCATTTCCCATATCGGGCAGTAGATACGACCGCCGTAAGCCGAGGTATCTTTTTCTCGCTGAGTTTCGGGAAAATACTTTTCGACAATATACTCAATCGCGCTCTGATTTTCTTCGATAGAGCGAAATAGAAGTGTGTCACCCGTCATAATGAAGTACCGGGAGGACTTGTAGATTTCAACACCCGCAAGGTTATTCTTGCCCTTGAACGGCAAGTCCCCTTTGAGCAGGATATGAAATCCGCTACCACTCTTGGATTTCTCCGTATAGCTACGGCATTTGCCGATAATATCTGCCGCAAGAGGAGAAAGAAGTCCGTCCTCGTCATAACCCATGTCGATGTCCACCCCGACAAATCCATTGTCGTTAAACACAAACCCACAGTAGTCGTAGTGACCGTCCGACACCGATTTATGCGCGGTATCGAAATCAGCCCATGTCTGCGGATTGGTAGAGGACGCGGCTTCATTCTCCCATGCTTTCATCGGGACTTTGCTATTGCCACGAGTACAAACCCACTGATTCAGTTTTTTCAATTCTGTAGGTATGTTCTCGTAGCAGGTCACACAAGTCCCCTCCTTTTTGCAACTTTGCGTTCAAGCTCATTCACGAGCTTCCAAAGAATATCCTGTTTAATCTCCAACGCAACGGACAGGTTGTAGATGTTATCGGGAATCGTATCTCCCTCGCGGTAGATTGTAAGGAGCATTTCCTGTTCCTTATCCGTAAAGCCTTTCAGTGCGCTGTCACAGGCGAACCAGTTCTTTTTGTCCGCGTCACTGCGGAACTTCGGGTTGGTGTGACGGGCGTAGAAACGCATACAGTGTTGGACATATTCGGAGTAAAATGTTCTCATTCCGCAACGCCCTCCGTCTTACGGGGAGCGGACTTCTTAAACACCTCTCCGGCAAAGTACCACTTATCGTCCACATTGATGGGGTAGCCCTCAATATCGGACTTCTTCATAGTACCTGTGTCGATAATGTGCTGTGCGGAAGCAACAGCCATCTGATTTTTCACAAAATCCTTGCCCGTCTTGAGCAGGAAAGCAACCTTGCCGTTTGCCGTTTTGAGCTTGTAACTCATTTTGTTTCCTCCTTATTCCATGTGGAAATATCAATACCGTAATCTTTTAGCTTCCGAGAACAGAGCCACGCTTTGTCCTCGTCACCCATTTCGTACCGCTTAACAAGTGCGTCAAGCTCAGTGGAAAAGGAATCGTAAAACGCTCTCAGGCGCTTTTTACCGAACCCAAACTTCTCGTGAAGTAGCCACAGGATAACCGCGTCTACCTCGTTAGCGTTTTTCTTATCGTACTCCGCGCACTGTCGGAGGATTTCAGCGTCAATCGCTTTCTGCTCCTTGGCAGAGAATTGAACGCCGAAAATGTGACCGTTTGCTCTCTTGAATACCGCCATCGTCAAATCCCTACCACATGAGACGCAAGCATATCCGCTTGGTGCGTCCACAGGACATTCGGGAAAGCGTGTACGGCGCGGGTGTAATCCCGCCATTCTTCTTTTTCGGTAAACGCGCCCATGTGGTAGCGAATACACGCAATTTCCTCATCGGTCAGTGTGAGAAACTGAGAGAGAAGAATGATGGATTTATCACCGTGACCCTTAAAAAGCGTATCGGGGTTATACTCCCAATCAACAATGTGGTCGTGCAAAGCCCCGTCCTTGCAACAAGTCCCTCGATACTGGTCGATTTTGCAAAGGTCGTGGAACATACCCACGATGAACGGGCTTGCGGGGCGTTTCCACTTGAGAGCGTTTGCCGCCGAAAGCTCCACAAGCAGGTTCATCACCATAAAGGAATGGTCGAACAAACCTCCCGCATAATTGCCGTGGTACTTCGTGCTTGCAGGAGCGTTGAAAAATCCGTTTTCTCCAAGCCACTTGAGAAAATCGTCTTTGATAATCCCGGCGAGATTGGTACTCATCATAAGGTCAAGGCGTTCTTTATCAGTCATTTTGTACCTCCTCTGTAAACGGCAGGTCGCAACATTCGGGGTGATATTGCTGTGTCCACAGTGCGCCAAGCATATTCCACAGAAACGCTCTATCGTGTGGTTCGTCCTCATCACTGCGAATAAACTTGATGTAGTGGCGTACACCACTGTCGATATAGCAGTGGAGAGGAATACCTTTTTCCCAATTACGCTCACCGTATTTGTTGCAACCGTCCTCATAGTGCTTGGAGACCTCTAACAGAGCCGTATAAAGACCTCCATATCTATACTCCGCAAAAGACTTGATTGCGGCTACAAGAGAGCTTCTATTGCCGGAACGAACATACTGGTCGATACGGTAGAGAATTTCATCATCAATCATATCGGCTACCACACCGAGCGGGAGCAGGTCACACCTGCCTTTGCCCTCGTTGATGTCTCGCACTGCCCCGGAATCAAACTCTCTGCGGTTGCCGCTGTCCTGTAATTCCATTTACGATACCTCCTTTAGAGGGAGGGGAGCTTTCGCTCCCCATACCCATCAACCTCCGAGCAGTGCGTCAAGGTCGAGACCTTTTTTCGGCGCGGCAGGAGCGGGAGCAGTAGCCTGTTTCTGAGGAGCAGGAGCGGCGTTCTTGTCCTTACCGAGCGTCAGCGCACGGGACACGGGTTCGGTATCAAAATACTCAGCAGGAGCTTTATCACCGAGATTTGCAAAAGTGACCGTCTTGTTCGGGTCTTTATTGGACGGGAGCTTGGTGTGAACAACCTCCGCTTCAATGAAGTGGTCGATAAGCTCCATCGGGTCAATGTCCTCAAGGGTGTAGTCACCCATAGCGGTCTTGGCAAAATAGGAAAAAGCGTTCAGAGCTTTTTCATTCGGTTCATCGTTCTTGTCCTTGATGGTGAAGCGTTCGGTCTGAGTCATACCCGCCGCGTTCACGAGCTTAATCTCAATCTTGCCAAACTCCTCATCGTAGGACACATCGTAAATGCGGAACACATAAGTTCCCTCCGGGATAAGAGTGAAACCACTCGTCATAGGGATTCTTGCCATGTTATTTACCCTCCTTAATATTCGGTACGGAGAATGACTCCGACAATTTCCTCGTCCACGAGGCCTACAGGTCTCTTGATAACCAATGCGGAAATCTTCTCGTCAACGAACATTTCCACAATGTCACCACGCTCGATAAGAGCATAACCATCATTGCAGATAGCGGTCTTATCAATGCTGTTTTCGGTGGCGAAAATACGCACACAGTCCTTGATTACACCATCGGCAACAGGCATGACCGCTTCGACCAGTTCGCAAGGCTGAGAAAAGGTGTCGTAATTGATAATGTTTTCAATGAGAGAGAGCATACTCGCGCTATCACAGGCGGTTACAGTGCGAATGTCTTCCGGGACTTTCATAAAGATAGAGCCGGAGGACAACCAACGGTCTCCATTTTCACGAACATAGAGAATACCATCAGCTCCGAGAGATTTTACGAATTTCTTAAATTTCATTGTCTTTATCCTCCTTATTTCACAGTCATGCGGTACTGTTCAGATTTCTTCTGATATTTGTCGAGCAGACCGTCAGCTTCGAGAGCTTTCTTGTCGATGGTCGTGGTCTCCGAGCGGGACACAGACCAAGTGTAGATAGAACCCTTGATTTCAACCTTTTTATCACCGTCACGGAACTGCCCCATAGCGTGTTCCTTGATGATATTGTTGATTTCTCCGAGCCGCTTTTCCTTGTCTGCAATAGTGGCGTTCGTTTTGTCGATTTCGCCTTTCAGCCCCTCCGCTTCGGCAATAAGAGCGTTAATGTCGGTATCGGGGGTGAGGTTGTGAGTACGCAGAGCCGCAAGCAGTTCAGCGTCTTTCTTCTCGTCATAGACCGGGGAAATGCCACTGTCCACATACTCAGCCCACCAGTTCTCAACGAACTTGATTTTCTCTGCGAAATCGGGATAACGCTCACTCACCTTGAACTCTACGGTAATGGTGTTCTTGATGTTCGGGGTGTACTTTGTGGGGTCAGCGTAGTCCTTTTCCTCAAGGAAAGACGCGACCATAATCACATTGTCCACACCGAGCAGATAAGCGTAGAGGGCGGCTTGCAGAGCGTAATATTCGGGAGCGTCATTCTGCCAGTCCTCGATACGCTTGGTGGTCTTCATTTCAAGAACCGTGTCTACAACGCCGTTCTCATCAACGCCGAGGTAGTCCCACATACCGCCAAGATGTTTGCTTTCGGGGAAGAAATCGCCCCAAGTGGATTTGAAATAATCCTCACCGTAACGGTCGGTCGGAGTAATGATGTCCATACCGTAGGACTTCTTCATGTACTCTGCCTGTTTGGGTTCGATTGCCTTACCTGCCTTTGTGTAGATAGTGTCCTCAAACGGGATTTCGTATGTCTTGGTAATCGCAAGCCACATTTCAAACGGCGTAGACCACGGGTTCAGACCGAGGATTGTAGCAAAGCGCGTACCTGTGATTTTCTTCGTGCGCTTCGGTGGCGCAATCTTGAGCTGTCTGCTTTCAAGCCATTCCATTATTCGTTACCTCCCTCAAGCATAGCGGTGATTTTCTGAATCAGCGTCTCGCAATCGGATTTGCTGATAGAGGTAAAGCCCTCTGTCTGCACCGCAATCTGAGCAATCATTTCTTCCTTAGTCGGGTCAGCGTCCTTGAGCTTTTTCAGCACTGCCTTGAGACCCTTAATCTGCAACGGCGTAGCGTTGTCCTGCGGGGCGGTGAGTTCCTGCTTTACTTCCTGTCGCTGTTCGGGAGTAGCAGGAGGGGCTTTCAGAGCAGATACGGGAGCGGGGGTGGGCTTACCGATGTCGCTGTCAATGCTGTCGCTCTCGCAAATGTCGAGCGCAATCATATACAGATAGCGGCGCATATAGGTGATAGAAGAACCAAGAGCTTGCATTTCATTGGTAGCCTGTTTTCCCGCGTTGCTGATAATCGGGGCAATCTGATTGAACGGAGCAACGAACGGGATATACTCCTCATCGGGATTGTCGATGTTGACAATCTTCATCGTTGCCACATCGGAAGTGAAGTTCACGATAGGGATAAGACCGACCTCACTGAAAATGCGGGTGGCGGTAGGAACAATATCGTCAAGCTCGAAATACTTGAATGACAGGTGCATATTCTTACCCGTCTTCTGCACATCAGCTTGCAGGAACATTTCCCTTGCCTTGAGCAATTTCTGATAGACATTCAGTGTAACGGTCTCCTTTTTTGCGGTAGTTGCCATTTTTCGTTTTCCTCCTTTTTTCTTTTCGGGTTTGATACCCAAGAAATCATTGATTCTCTTTTTTGCCATTTCGATATAGAATGTTCTGTCTACATCGTCTATGGTTAGATGATTGTCGTTGTCGATGATACAGTGGTCGGGGAGCATTTCGATTTTCGCAGTAGCGTCCGTCTCAGCTTTGACCTTGAACAGCTTCCCGTATCGCTCATCAGCCGTGGCATATACACGGTTTACTTTCTGCACCGGGACTTGCTCACCATCGACAATGTGATAGGCTTCGCGGTATTTTGCACCCGCTTTGGCTATCAACTGGAAGTCGAAAATATCTGTACTGCCGTTAATTGTTTCCTCAACGGGTGTACCGTGGACGAAATACTCAATGAGAGCTTTTTTGACGATAACCATATTGTTGTTTATCGCCCACGCGCCCTTTACGGACACGCCGTAGTTCAAGTACCCACCAACGGTCTTTACCTCACCATCGGTCTTAATCATCAAGAGATTGTTTACATCTTTAATCCAAACCTTTTGAATATCATCGACCTCAAGCTCGAACTTGGTCTCGGCTTCCCACGCATGAGCGATTTCGTCCACAAGCGCAAGTTCCGATTTGTCGATGGAATACATCAGACCATCGGTGTTGAGGTTGAGTAACTTGATGGTCTTACAGGCGTTCAACAGGCGCATGGTGAGGACTGTGAGAAAAAGCTGTCCCGATATACGCAGAGAGCGGGTCGGGAGAGGGTCATACAGGTCGTTGTAGCGATTTTCCTGTGCGCCCGATACCGTGTTGAGCGGTAGCTTCAAGTCCTTTGCAGTCTGCTTATCGCCGTTGTGCTTCGCTTGTATGCGGTCACGCTTGATAGCGTAGAACAGTTCCGGGTCGGGGACATTGCGGGAGAGATATTTATAAATCTCAATCAGCGAGGGGTACAGACTTGAAACATCACGGTTTTGGATAACCCTGTCCTCTGTTGCTTCCTCGTAATAGCCCGTCAGACTGCCATGAACACCACCCCAAGCGTATTTACAGGGCATACCACCAATCTCAATCTCGAACGAGGTCTTGAACAGAACCTCATCGGGAATTGACATATCATGGATTGTTTCAAAGAAATCCAAGATGGGCTTCGGAATAACGGCAATATCAAGGTTTTCGGGGTAGACATACTCTCGTCCATCGTCCCATTCCTTACGCTCCGCGCGTAACATCATTGCAGTCAACTTAGCGTTGGTCGCGGAGAGAGACCTCACCTCATCAATCCCCGCTCGTTTTCCGAGGTTTTTCTTGGTTTTGAGGTAATCCGCACGGAGCTTCATCAGCTCGTGAGTAGCGTCTACATCGTGCTTACAGTAATGGACGGTCTGTTGTAGCTCGTCTTCCGTAAGCGGTCTGTCGAGGTCGAACGATACCTCCGTCTCTTGAATATCCATTCCCATGTGACCCTCAATAGCCTTGAGGGATAGACCCAACTGAACATCGTCTCGAATATCCACATTGTTGAAGCGGAAATAAAATGCCTTGAGGGGAGCGTATTCCCAACCGCGACCGCCGCCGATGAGAAAATCATTGAGCTGTTTAATCTCTTGCGGGGTAAAGTCATTCGCGGCGGCTTTAATGATGAACTGGTCGTAATGCTTGGAGTTAAATCCAACATAGATACCATCATCAAACAGGCACTCCCGGAGAGCTTCGCTATCGTTGTGAATGACCGTATGCGTTCCCGTTTCTACATCTTTGAACACTACAATCCAGTCAAAGGCAAAAACCTCAACATCATATACAATCAGTCTCATACGCACCCTCCACAACAACCGTGAGGAATATTCTCATTGATACATTCCTCGATTTCCTTTCGGAGCGGTTCTAAATCTTCCGGGGGGTCGATAGACCAGCGTCCGTTCTCAATGTGTGCGTTCCAGTCATTGTCAAACCAAACCGTACCGCCAGATTGTAAACAGTGACGAGAAAACTCTCGCACCTGTCCGTTGATTTTCAAAACCAACTGCCCTGTGCATAAGTTCGGGTATGCACCGTCATAGGAAACAAATTCAACCATGTTTCACCCTCCTCTCGTCACAAAGTAACAACCGTTCTTTCGGTAGGTCGTACACCGCTTTTTATAAGACTTCACGAGATATGGAATGTTATCTACAAAGTCATAGGCGATAGCGTCCTCTTTACCTGCAAAGGTACGGGCGATTCTGCCGATACTCTGTGTGATAACCGCGTAATCGTTCTTGGGTGTTGCCAAGAACAACCGCTCCAACCGAGGAATATCCAACCCCTCTTTTGCGAGGGAGTAAGTAGCGAACAGGTACTTCTTTTTGCCGCTTCGCATATCCTCAATCGCAAGCTCTCGTTCAGCCTTTCCTTTTTTTGTTGTCATATTGCCGCTCACCATTACGGCATTTTCCCTCATGCTTCGAGGGAGAGCGTTCATAAGACGCTCAAGGTGTTCCAGTCTGTCAGACAGGATAAGACAGGAATGTTCGGACTCTGCCACAATCCATGACGCTATGAACGCTACACGGTGATTATCGTTGCACAGATAGGAAATGAGCTTGGTGTAATTCAGCGTACCGTCCGAGTTCAGACATTCACGGCTGAGTTCCACCCCTGTTCCGACAGGTGTAATACCGACCTGCATGATTTTGTCTCCTACAGCTTCATCGGGAACGGTGTAGACCACATGACCGAGTAGGGCATAGGTGGCTTCAATCATTCCGTCAGAGCGGTGTACCGTAGCCGAGAGACCGATTTTATGTCGGGCTGACAGGTTATTCAGAACCTTATAGAACTGCGTCATAGCGGTGGGTGTCCCCGCTACGCGGTGGCACTCGTCCACGATAATCACATCGAAAAAGTCCTTGTATTGTGTGAGGTCAAGTTTGCACATCGTTTGGATAGTAGCGAATGTGATACCCTTACCGATATTGACCTTTCCCTCTGTGATAGTCCCGATAAGGTCAGAGTCCATATACAGTTCTGCACGGGTCTTACTCTGCCGTAACAGGTCAAGTGTGTGGGTGAGCCATAAGGCGCGTTTTCCGAAACGCTTCACAAGAGCAATCCCCATCTGCGTTTTTCCGCTACCCGCCGCGCTTTGCAAGATACCGTATTTCGCGGCGTACAGTGCGTCCACAGCGGTCTTTTGGTAATCGTAGAGCGGAATATCCACCCCGCCATAAGACACACCCACGGGGTCGGAAAACGCGCTCTGAAAGGTGCTTTCCAGTGCAATACAATCCGGCAGGTTTCGGAGTGTTCCAAACGGCAAAATCAGTGTATCTCCGCGCCGTTCATACAAGGTTAGTGTCGGGGGTGTATTTCCGAGCCAAAAGTGCATACGGGCTTTCTTGGCATATTCGGGGTTCGTAATCGTGAGGTTGTGCTTGCACCACATCAATGCGTCCTGCGTAGGGTTCTCGATGGTGAGGACATTTGATACAGTTACATTCATTTGTCTGCCACCAACCATTCCTCAAATGTCAGCGCAAAGCGTTGGAACAGTTCCTCCGGCAGGTTTTTTGAAACCATGCTGTCAAGTCTGCTCAGAGTAATCATGTAAATGTTTTCTCCGAACTTCACCGCAAACCAACCCTCGCCGTTAAGACATTCCCGCCACAGTGTCATAGCCATTCGCTGATTGTCCTCAATGCGAGACACACTGAATACCTTGCCGGAACAGACCTTGCAGTCAATGAGGTACGGAACACCGTTTTTCACTGCAACAACATCTGCGGGTTGCCCTGCCGCGTTCTGTGCGAGATTGTGAACCCAATAACCGTTTTGGAACAGCTTTTCGCAGAACTCCGCTTCAAAGCCATTACCGATTTTCTTATTACTCACGGCACACCTCCCGAATGTCCTCTAACTTTTCACGGAGGTTTTCGTTCTGTACGGTAAGCTCATCAATCTGTCCGTTGTAGGAATCCTCGATTTCCTCAATCATATCGCGGAAATATTGAACCGCTTCATAACCCATGTACCGTTCGAGCAGATATTCAAAATCCTGTCGATTGAACAAGGTTTCAACTTTTTTATCCAACAGTTCAATTACTCTTTGCATTTTGAAGCACCTCCTCGTAGTTTTGCATGAGACCGAGAATCGTGTTGGAATAGGTAATTTCCTTGACTCCGTTCTCCCATGCTTTTCGCGCACCGTAGTCACCCATGTTGTAAGCCATCAGAGCTTTTGTTAGGTCTCCGTCATAGCGATTGACATACTCCCCGATGATTTTCACGCCACAGAACACATTCTGATACGGGTCAAGCATATCCGCACACCGATACTCCTCGTTGAGCCATGTGTGGTTGACCTCATTGATTTGCATGAGTCCGTAATCGTCCGTTTTACTTACAATTTCGGGATTAAATTGACTCTCATGCTCAATCATTGCGTACACGAGCGTTACTGGTACATTCTCATCGGCACAGATTTCATAGATATATCTCTGCAAGCTATGAGAGAGAGGTACATCAAAATAGAAAATATCCGATGTTTCCGGGAGTTTATCTGTGCTATAAACAGGGACTTCAACTGTTTTCGTGACCGTCACCGTATCGGTTTTCGTAGGAGCGGTCAGTCTACCAATCGTAAAGGCGGTAGCAATCAACACAGCGATAACGGTTAATAATCTTACGAGTCTCTGTTTGTTGACTCGTTTAGTTCTTCTACACTCAGTAGCCATTTTTGGTAGTCCTCCTCGTTTTTAGGGTCTTGGTAGAACTGTTCCAAAATCCTCATAAGTGGTCTTGCGAGGTCGCTCACCTGTGAATCAGTGAGCTTCAAGTTCAGTGAGGATTCTGTCACATTCATCGAGGACTCGCTTCGCCTTTGGGTAGGTATAGACCCCACGAATGATACTCGACATTTCGGGCGGCTGAACTGTGATACCTCGCTTACGCAGTTCAAGAATCATGTCCACCTGCTTTACACCAAGTGCTTCCATTCGCTTCTGAATCTGACTCATCGAGTTTTCCTCCTTTCATGGTTCTTGAAATCGAAATTGCCATTGACAAAAAGGCGAATTATTGTTATTATTGTTATAGGATTAATCCGCTTCAACTTCCCGAAAATTGCCGTTTTCGAGAGGTCGGTTTCTTATTGTCAATTCGGATATTCCGAACTTCTTGTTCTTAGTATAATTCTTATTATCTGAATTGTCAAGAGGGAAATTCAAAAAATCCGAATTATTTTCCAAGGAGGGAACTCTATGACTTTTGCTGAGAACATCAACCGTATCTGTGCTGAGCGCGGCACGAACTTAACCGCCGTTATCAAACAAATAAAAAATGGACAGTCTTCATACACGACTGCCATCAATAAACGAGGTTCTATACCAAACCAAGAGGAATTACTTGCTCTCGCCAAAATCCTGCAATGCTCCGTAATGGACTTTTTTGCCGATGAAGAAGACCTCTGCTGTGAGAAAGCTGTACCCGAAAACGAGGACGAGGAGGACATTCTAAAGGTATATCGCGCGTTACCTCGCCGTGCCAAGCATGAGTTCATGGCAATGGTTTATGAGTTTGGAGACCGAAAAGAATACGAGGGGGATAAAGCAAACGCTATCGGTTGAGCGCGTCATTCCCATTGAATTACTTTACAGAAAGCGCGAATTGGAGGTGAGACTACGAAAGCGGTAATTTACGCTCGATATTCGAGCCATAGTCAAAGAGAGGAATCTATAGAGGGTCAGCTCAGAGAATGTCACGAGTTTGCCCTTAAAAACGGATTCACCATTATAAATGAATACATTGACAGGGCAATTTCCGGCAAAACAGATAACCGTCCGAGCTTTCAGCGTCTCATTAAAGACAGTGAAAAGGGACAGTTTGAAGCGGTGATAATGTATACCCTTGACCGTTTCGCTCGTAATCGTTATGACTCTGCTATCTACAAGGCAAAGCTCAAAAAGAACGGTGTGAGAGTCTACTATGCAAAACAACCCATGCCGGACACGCCGGAGGGGATTATCCTTGAGTCCGTCCTTGAGGGGTACGCCGAATACTACTCTGAAAATCTCGCCCGTAACATCAAACGAGGTATCAGAGAAAACGCGCTCCAAGGACTCGCCACGGGAGGGGCAAACCTTTTGCTTGGGTACACCGTGGGAGAGGACAGAAAGTATGCGATTGACCCAACGGGAGCGAAAATCGTACAAGAGATTTTTCAGCTATACGCCGATGGAATGTCCGCGACACAAATCATTGCCTATTGCAACGAGCGTGGGTACAAAACTGCAAGGGGCAACGCTTTTAATAAAAACAGTCTCCGAACGATTCTCCGAAATGAGAAATACATCGGCACATACAAGCTCATGGACATTGTTATTCCCGATGGTATGCCCGCTATCATAGACAAGGTACTATTTGAGAAAGTACAAGCTATGCTCAAACACAACGGGAAAGCACGGGCGAAAGCGAAAGCCCACGAAAACTATCTGCTAACTACCAAGCTGTTCTGCGGACACTGCGGGTCTCCGATGGTCGGTGAGAGCGGCACATCGAAAACAGGGCAAGTGCATTATTACTACAAATGCACAAAAGCCAAGCGGGAACACGCTTGTAAAAAGAAATCCGAACGAAAAGATTGGATAGAGAAACTGGTAGTCCGCTACACAGTTCAGAATGTGTTGACTGATGAGAATATCGCCCTTATCGCAAAACGGGCTATGGAAATCATCGAAAAAGAATCGGCAGATACTACCTACTTGGACGGTCTCAACGCTGAACTGAAAGATGTTCAGAAAAAAATAAAGAACCTTGTCTCTGCAATAGAGCAAGGCATCATTACTTCTGCTACCAAAGACCGCCTTGACGAACTGGAACAGGAGAAGTCTGATGTTGAGGGGCGTATCGCTCGTGAGGAAATGAAAAAACCGCTCTTGAACGAGAGCCGCATTAGGTATTGGCTTACTTCGTTCAAGAGCGGGAATGTTGATGATGAGGATTACCAACGGCGCGTGATTGATACATTGGTAAACTCTGTATATGTGTATGACGATGAAGATGGTGGGAAGCGGATTATGCTAACATTCAATCTTTCGGGCAATAATACCGCTACTCTCACGAGTTCGGATATTGGGTGTTATGCTCCACCAATTTAATCGCAGGTCGAACCCCTGAGGTGACGATAGTCGTCTTGCCTTATGGTTTCGTACTTGCGACCCAGATTAAGGATAGGCTTTGAGCCTGTCCTTTTTCTTTTGGTAGTCGGTAGTCCGTTTTAACGAATTTTCCTTATATATACATGTAATGCGAGGGAGCGACGAGATTGCGCTTTGAGTCCCTTTACTTTTTGGAAAAATCTTTTTAGTTTTTACGAACTACCAGTACTACCAGATAGCCAAAGGCTTTGTAAATCAAGGACTTTCTTCGATAGCAGGCTCAGTAGCAGAGGGCTCGGGCTCGACTACCTCGACTGCTACGGAGACCCGCAAGAGCTGGCCTTCGGGGATGAAGACCTTGATTTGCTTTACAAAGCTCGCCGCGTTGAAGGCTCCGGAGAAGCAGAACGAGAAGTTCTCCAAAGTTATTTTTTTTGTCGGCGCATTCGTGCTGATACCGTAGTCCTCACGGAATCTTTCGAGGTCGTCCTTCGTAGGTTGAAAACCGCGCTTGAAGGAAAAGCCTCTCTTGCTCAGGTAAACGCCAACCGCGCCGGCGTTCGCGCCCATAAGCTCGGCAAGTGCCGAAGGTCCGACGCGGTACTTGTCGATAATGTTCTGCACGTAGCTCTTCTGCAAGCCCTCAGGAAGAGCTTTGAACTCTGCGTAGGTGATACGCTTTTTCAGGTTGAGCGTGTAGGTAGGACCGCTCATCTCTCTCATCTCCTTTGCCGTATATTGCGGTAGGCGGCAACCGCTATGCCGAGGGCGCTTCTTAGCGCTCCGGGCTGTTATCGCCTTTTCTCGTACATCTTCTTTGAAGAGGTACTCTTCGTCTCTCATATAAACCTCCCCGGGCAAGCCCCAGACCTCCCGTATCGCGTTTTAGCACAGGGGCCCTTAGATTTATCCTCTGAAAACTTTGGACGCGATACGGGCCATTCTGGAGTCCTTTTAATCAGCCCTCTCCATAGCGACCTCGCAGATACCGCAAATGAGGCTGAGGTCGGCGGTCGTCTTAACTTCCTGCCCGCAGACCGGGCAAACGTAGCGGTGAGGCTTTTCGCGTTCGGCCTTTGCTTTCTCCTCAGGCATAACGCGGGCGAACGGAACTTCAAGTACAAAGCCGTTGTCTTCGAGGGTCTTCTTGAAGGCCTCGGTCGGATTTGTGTGGGAGAAGCCCACAGTACGGTCGTACCCGATTTCAAGGTCTCTCGCCTCGGCTTCGGCCTTGAAGGTCTTGTTGTGGTAGCGGCCCTTCTGACAAGTGTCCTGAATCTCATTCACGAGGCAGTAAAGATGTACCATCTCGTGGCACATCGTCGCGGCCGTGTTAGCGGACGGGCGATTGAGGAACTCGGCGCCGATGTTGATTTCATACTGGCCGTCGTTCTCGCCCTTCCAAATCTTCTTAGTAGAGCAGTGGCCGTAAGCCTTAGGGGTAGACTGAACGGTGATGACCGGTTTCGGCAGCGCGTTGTCGAAGTAGACGCGATTCAGAATGTCGAACAGGCTCTCGAGCTTAGTCACGACGTCCGACATTTTCATGGGCTCGTCGTGGTTGACTTCTGGCTCAGCGGTCTCGCTGACCTCAGCCTCAGGCTCTTCGTAGAGCTTCCAGCGACGGTCATAGCTTGCAGCAGCCATGATACTCGGCTCAGCGTTAGGCTCGTCCACGGGGACGGAGTGAATCTTGCGATTCTCCTCGTCAATGCTCACGACCAGACGGACCTCGTTGGTCTCCTTGTTGATAATCTTCTTGTTAGCGATAATGCTCATGTCTTTCATTATGTTTGCCTCCTTTGTAATTCCCAGTGTTTTCCAACTGACAATTATATTTTACCGTGTTCAGTAGAAAAAGGGAGCGCGCAAAACTGCCGGGATTCTGCGAACTTTTCGTTGCAGTTCTACCGCTTTTGGTAAGAAGCTGCCTCCACGGTGTTCTTGAGCAGCATGGCGACGGTCATCGGGCCCACGCCGCCGGGTACCGGAGTAATCGCTGACGCCTTTGCCGCGACCTCCTCAAAAGCAACGTCTCCACAGAGCTTACCGTTCTCGTCCCGGTTAATTCCGACATCGATAACGACCGCCCCCGGCTTAACCATGTCTGCGGTAATAAAGCGGGGCTTACCGACTGCCGAGATAAGTACATCGGCCTGACGAGTATAGCTCGCGAGGTCCTTCGTCTTAGAGTGGCATACGGTAACGGTGGCGTTCGCATGCAGAAGCATAAGGGCAAGTGGCTTGCCTACGATATTGCTGCGCCCGATAATGACGCAGTGCTTCCCGCTTACGTCTCCCAGCAAATGGAGGATTCCGGCCGGAGTGCAGGGCCTGAGACCAGCCTCTCCGGTCAAGAGCTTTCCAATATTATAGGGGTGGAAGCAATCCACATCTTTCTCCGGCGGTATTGCGCCGAGTACCTTCTTCTCGTCAATGTGTTCCGGGAGAGGAAGCTGAACGAGAATACCGTCCGCCCACGCGCTGAGCTCTGCGATAGACGCGATGACCTCTTTGGTCGACGCCGTAGCCGGCAACCTGCGAGAGCAAGACCGAATACCGACCTCGGCGCAAGCGCGTTCCTTGTTGCGGACATAAACCGAGGAAGCGAGGTCGTCGCCGACCATAATAACGGCGAGCTTTGCGTCAGAGCCTTGCAAAGAAGCCTTCACCTGAGCGGCGATAGCTTTTCCGTCAATAATCATTCGCTTTCCTCCTCAAAAACATCAAGAGGAATGGCGATTTCATCCTCTTCGGTATCATCTACCGCAGCATAGCCAATGCCGTCACATGCGGTAACTAACTGAGCGCAGTCTAAATCTTCACCGACCGCCTCGATAAAGCTGTCTCGGTCGATTTCAGTAACCTTAAAATATCGAGCCATTATTCTTCCTCCTTATCCGGTTTTGTCAGGTCTTCAGGCCGGCAGTCGAGAGCCTGCGCGAGCTTGAGAGCCGTTTTGAGCGTGATATTCTCAGGCTTGATGATACCGACCTCAATATCACGGATTTTCTGGTAGCGGATTCCGCTGACTTTTGCCAGCTCGGTGCGGCTGTAGCCTTTCGCAAGCCGCAAATCTTTAAGTCCCAAAGTGTCATTCTCCTTTCACCGCGGGGCACAAGGCCCCGCGGATTCATAGATTGATGATTAGATATAGAAGCCGAAGCAAACGCCGCCGGCGTTGCCGGCGTAGTTATTGCCCGCGCTGCCGTTGCTGTTCACATAGCAGAAGTAGCTGGAGTTGCTCCCATAAGGAGAACGCTCCCACCACCAGTGCGCATCTCCGTCTTCGTCGACCTTGATACGGTTGCGGCGGTCCTTGAAGTACTCGAACTGGAAGCCGCGGTCAGGGTCATTCTCGGTCCAGTCATGTTCACCGAAGACCTCCATCTCGGAGAAGAGCCAGAGCTTGTCCTCCTCTTCGCCGAACTTGCGGGGCTTGATAGCTGCGATAAGCGCGTCAGGGAGCAGCGCGATAACTTCCTCGTTGAGGTAGCGACGCATATCGCAGGCAAGCCAGCCGCCTTCGTTGGTCCACTCCTTATTCATGCGGTGGTAGCCGAGCAGATTCTTCAGCCCGATAACGCCGTCGTCCATGACGACGAACACAACCTCGCGGCCGTCCTTGAGAGTCTCGACGATTTCATCGCCGACCTTGAGCGTACCCGGATTTGCCCAGTTAAAGGCGCGGGTTTCTTTCGTTGTAATAGTTGCCATAATAAAAACCTCCTGAAAAATGTATTTGCTTATAAGAGCGTTCTGCCCTTGAGAAGCCTTCTGATAGTCCACACGTCGGAGCAGTACATCGGCGTAAACCAATAGTTCTCCAATGAGTCGTCCGAGCGCATGGGCTCGGTAAGTGAGTTGCCTACTTTGATATAACCGGCGACACCGAGAAGTGAGAGCTGGATATAACACATATAGGCTACGGTATAGTCAACATCCTGCGCAGTCACGAGAATATGATTTTGCCAGTTCAGACCCGCCTTGTGTATCTGCTTAGCTGCGGCGTAAACTCCAGCAATCAAAGTAGCGCCGGCACCGCAAGCGCAGTCGTTAATTGAGATATAGCCTCTCGCCTCGATAGTCGGCAGCACGTTGTCGCAAGTCAGTTCCGCCATCATTCGGCAAACATCGTAGGGCGTAAAGAACTGCCCGCCGGAGTCATTGCCGAGATTAAGCGCCATAAAGATACTTCCGAGGAAGTCTTGCTCTGGATTCTTCTCGAGAGCAAGGACCACTTCCGCAGCGAGCTGAGGAAAAATCTCTTGCTCCTTCTTGTTGTACTTCTGAATCCGCTTGAGGTAGAGTTCCTCGCGCTTTTCAAAGTGGGACTTGTCGACCGCGTTCGAGATAGCGCAGGCGTACATCGTAACGAAGTCCTGCCAGACCTCCCACGGAGTCCAGCGGTATGTAAGCTCTCGGAAGAGCTTTACAAAAGGTTGGTCATCGGTCTTTCCGACTCTTTTTGCCATTGAGTTGCCTCCTTTAATAAAGTAGTGTGCTAAAGTAATCAGTCCGAAAGAAACGCCCTTGCGGGCGAATCTTTCTCAGACGATATTGACCTCGTAAATGAGGTAGTCGGTGAAGTCTGCCGTGCGGTAAAGGTACGGCGAGATTTGCTGCGGACGGTCGGAACGGCTCTCGACAAAGGCCTGCGCCTTTTCTAAAGTCGAGTAGCCCTCCTGACTGACTTTCCCGAGGCTCGCCTCGGGAATCACTTGAACGATGTAAACTTTCATGTTATTGCCTCCTTGTTTTTAATGTCAAGAGGTTACCTTTCGCAGCGCGCTTACCGCTTGAAGCTCGTAAGCTGGGCGGCGCTGTCCGCATTCTGTTTTATCCTCTTGACATTATTTATTATGCCGCGTTTTACTGATTTCGGGAGCGCGCAAAACTGCCGGGATTTTGCGAACTTTCTGTTGCGGTTTTACCGCTTTCAGTCAATCGCGTCAACCTCGCCAGTTCTCATGGCAGTCAGAATTGCGTTGAGCTCATTCGCAAGGAAGCGGTGGCACATACGCAGCTTCATGTCGAGCTCCTTCTTCGTGTATTTGCGGTCGACAGCTTTAAGGTAATCGCGCCACGGAGAAAAGTCCGGGTCGAAGAGCAAGCAATGTGTCTCGTTATAGCAAAGCTCAAATACCTTCTTTACCTCAAAGCATTTGCTGAAATGCTCTGCCGACCGGCGAACGGTCCAGCTTGTGGTCTTTACGGCGTCAGCGCACCGCTGCAGAGCGGAGTAGCTGTAACAAGCGCGTTGGAAATTCATATAATCGTTACCTCCTTAGGGTTTACTTTCTCGCCTGAACGCGATATAATATATGAACACTCTTAAGCTCAGCCGGTCTTGCGACCGGCCAAGCTCTCGAGCGGACGAGGTTAGTCGTCAGTTACGTATTCAAGGTACTCGGTATCGGTCGCGAAGAGCATGTACTCTCCGTTTACCAAGCCCATGAATCCGTAGTCGGTGTGGTAGCCGTCCATGATTGACCTCCTTTCTGAGCTCTCGTTGTTCCAGCAACGGGGGCTCTTTTCTTTGTCAAGGTTTTCCCCTTGACAATTATTATTTTACCGTGTTTGGTAAGAAAAGGGAGCGCACAAAACTGCCGGGATTCTGCGAACTTTCTGTTGCATTTCTACCGCAAATAGTAAAAGGCCGGCGCCGTCCCACGAAGGAACGACTCCGGCCTTATCTCTTAGGCGAGCTGATTTACTTTTTTCTGTATGGCATCGTAGTCATACCCAGCGGCCTCAAGCCGCTTTTTACGCTCCGCACCGTTGCCCCACTTGCCTTGCAGGACCTCCCGGGCGAGCTCGTCGACCGACTTGCCCGCACCCTCCTCTGTGGTAATGAACGCCGAAAAGCCCGCGGCTTGCAGCTTCTTCAACGCAGCTTCCGCATTCGCTTTGACCTTGAAGGCGCCGACCTGAATCTTGTAGAGGTCTCCGACCTTCACCATGTAGGTATCAAAGCCTTTCGCCCTGACCTTAGCCAGCATGGCATCTGCATTTGCCTTAGACTTAAAAGCACCCGTCTGGACGCGATACAAGCCCCCAGACGGCTTTTCAGGCGCAGGCTTGATATTCGTACTCCCGAGACGTTTGTTGACCTCAGAGGCAATCTGGGCGTGCCGTTCGTAGAGGTATGTACCGGGGCAGCTCTTATTCGCAAACCAACGGTGCACGGTCATGTTCTGCTTGTCCGGCTGACCGATAAGAGACTTGTCGGCCTTCCACTTGAGTTCCTTGATACCATTGCGCTTGCAAATATCGACGAGCAGGTCGATAAGCGCGGCGTAGGCCTTTGCATTGACTGCGTAAGGCTCTTTGGTGTCACTGGCGACCTCAATCGTGATTGCGCGATTGTCGTTCGCCGCGTTCGAGGAGCACCACGAGCGGTCTTTCTCCTCGACATACATGCCGATACGGCCGTCGTAGCCGATACCGTAGTTGCTGGACGCCTGCCGGGAAGTAGGCGCGAACACATTGCCGAGGGTCTCGACCGAGCATTGACCGACCACGCAATGGATAGTTACGGTATCGATTTTGTGGTTACGGGGGCTCGATTTATTCGGCGAGATTTTCGTATAGTTTACGAGCGGGCTGTTACTCATTCTCAATACCTCCTTCTGTCTTAGCGTTCAGGATTGCCACGAACTTAGTAAAGGCCTCCTTGATGTACTTGCAGGCCACGAGTAGCACGGCGCCGATGATAATAAGGTCAGCGAAGAGGTCAGAATACTCCTCGGGAATCGCCCAGCCGACTTGATTTGCGAACAGGGGCAGAGTCGTGATTGCGGTGCAGAGCAGCGTCAGCCCGACCACGAAAGTCAGAATCTTAAGGCCACTCGCAATGAGCTTGTCCTTGTCAAAGGCCTCATGCAGAATCTTGATGTTGTACCAGAGCGAAAAGGCGACATTCGCAAGGTACGCGGCGAGGAAGATAAGCATGGCCCAGCCGATGTTGATAAGGTTTTGCAGTACGCTTTCTAACATGTTTTTAGTCCTCCTTTGAATCATTGTATATATCAGGCCCGTACTTCTTACGGAGCTTGATTCGGTTTTCGGCTTTCGCCTTACTGTAGTAGAAGCCGGTCGCGGTAGCGAGCTCGGCAAAGATGGCGGGGATAAGGTATGCAAGCGGCGAGGTGTCGCCGGTTTTCCAAACAACGGCCAAAGTAAAGACCGTTACGATACCTGTAGCGGTCCCGACGATGGCGATTATGATTTTGGAAAACTCTCGTTTCTTAGCTCTCATCGGGCGGCGATACCGGTAGCTCTAAGAACTTGTTATGGAGGTCGTCCATAACGCCGTTCACGCCGAGAGAGTGGTACTGCTTCCAGCAGTTTTCAAAGTTCTCTCGGGCGTAGATAGGAGCAAAGCCGCGTTCCTCCCATTTGTTGTAGTCGCTAATCATCTGCGACCTGAGCAGGGCTTGCAGTCCCGCCTTTACTGCTGCCGTGTCCAGAGCGTTCTTCTTGACGAGGGAGTGCAGGTATTTGAAGATGGCCGCAATGAGCGCAGGCACGCCCAGAAGGCAGAGCCATTGATAAACCGTCATTCAGTAACCTCCTCCCAGCCGTAGACCCCCGGCTCCCAAACGTTATTTGCGGCAGTGCTTACCCAGTGCTTGCCGTTATGTGCCACCTTGTCACCGAGCGCGTAGGCGTCATGCGCGCCGAGGGGCTGAGACCATTCGGGGTACTCGACCGTAGGGTCTCCGATTTCCTTCCATAGACTTGCGGTAGCTGGCGGCGTCCAATCTGCTTGCGAACTGTGCGCTTGTACGCAGCGGTACAGTTTTCCTTTGTAAGAGCAAATTGCCTTGACCGCATAAGCTACCGGGTATGCCCATTCTGAGAACTGCTCGGCGTGTTCCGTGAGAGTCGCGTCGTCGAGCTGTTCTGTCTCTGCCATTTTCACGAAAACAAGGCTCGCAAGCTCCGGGGCCCGTGCTTTTGCGAGGGCGGTCAGATTCGCCTCAGTCGTGTAGAATTCCCCAGCATGATAGAAGTAGAAGCCGGCAACGACTTCCGCAGGAACACTCTCGACCTCAACGAGGGTATGCCGGTCGCAGAGATACCCGACCTGCTGTGTGGGCCAGAAGGTGTTGGAGTCATTCGAGTAAATCGCATCGGCTTTGTCCGGCTCGCTGAGAACAACAACGCCGTTTGCCTGCTTGCGAACATAACAGGGGTGCTCGCAGATTTCGACAATGAGATTTGCCGAGTTTGTGATTAAGTACATAGCGCTTTCCTCCATTCGATTTTATTGTTCGGGTGGAATCCGAACAGTTTCTTAAAATATAGGTCCATGCGTTCGACGGCATGGAAGCTGTTTCCTCGCTTCATGTGTCCGCGCCAGCTCTCATAGGCGCTGCAAATATCTGAGAGTGGAAATACACGCCGGACGAACTTGCCGGCGATTTTCACGACTCTGCCCTCGATATTCCAGCGCTTGAACTTTTTGAGCTTGCGCCGGATTTTCTTAATACTCTCAAAGCTCATTTTACGAAGGACCTTCCCGGTCTCCGTCAGCTTGAAGCGGATTTGCAGGAACTTGAAGCCCTCGCTGAGCTTCTTGATTTTCGTCTTCTTCGTATTAAGAATAATGCCGAGTGAATCGCAGACCTCTTTCATGCGAGTAAGGCACTCTTTGAGGTATTCCTTGCTCGGGTGAATCAGATAGCCGTCATCCATATATCTGGCGTAGCCTTTAATGCCGAGCTTTTCCTTGATGAAGTGGTCGAGCTTGTTCGGCAGCATAAGAGCGGCAGTCTGCGAGATTTGACTTCCGAGCCCATAACCGATGGGGCCGAAGTTATCGAGACACTCATTTGCGAGAGCCCTGATTCTCACGTCATGCACACGCTTTGCCAGCTCACGGCTGACCGGCCAATGCTGCGCGTTAGCGAAGTAGTTGGAGAAGTCGAAGAGAAGAACATAGCCCTCCCGCCCGTACTTCCTATAATGCCTTTGCAGGTGGCAGGAAAGGCGGTTGAGAGCGAAGTCGATTCCCTTATTCTCGGTACTTGCGCCGTTGTCATAGATGAACGACGGTTTTAAGGTCGGGTTGATGACCTTATCGCAGAGCGTTCTCTGCACGACACGTTCGCTGATATGAATACTCCTGATGTGCCGCATTTTTCCTCGGTCGTAGAGGTCGAACTCAATAAAGCCTCGGCTCTTATACGTCCCGTTAAGAAGCGCGCGGCGAGTTGCGGCCGTATTCGTTACGAGATTGAAGCGGTAAGTCTGCGTGGAGCTTTTCCAGCTAACGCCTCGGCAGCAGATATGCCCGGATTGATATAGATTTTCATAAGAAAAGACGTCCTCAAAATCTCCGCAGGATTTGCTGAGAGCGAGGCGTCTTTCTTGCCGTTTCTTGACTCGCCTCTGATAGCGAGCCTCGTGTCTTTCTTCGCTTGTCATTAAAAAATGTCCCCTTTGTACAGTGTTGCACGCGTAAAAGTAACTGCATAGTAGTACCGCCCATGAAACACGGTCCGCGTAAACTGCGCCATGCAAGCAGCGTCCGAGCGACTACATCAAAGGAGTGTTTTAGCCAAAAGGCAGGGTACGAGTCATCCTTCCATAAAGGTACTGATTTCGGCAGTTTCCCGCTTACTACGTCGGACCTGATTCCTTATGGAATCCGAAGCAAACGCCGTTGGTGTTGTTGGCGTTGTTATTGTTCGCGTTGCCGTTGCTGTTCACATTGCAGAAGTTGTTGGAGTTGCTCCCATTAGGAGAACGCTCCCACCACCAGTTCGCAGGACAAGACAACAGTATCATGACAGGACCCATATATCGGTTAGGGCAGATTCTTGAATCGTTCCTTATCCGATTTCTTTACGCCGGAAATTAGCTTAGCTTCCTCACTGATGAGGGAAGCCCACTCCTCGAGAGAATTATCGAGCCAGCGCAGCTTTTCAGGATTTTGCTTGAGAAGGTCTGCCATAATTCCGAGCTGACCGATAAGCGCCTGAAGCGTGGCGTTTGCCTCGATAAGGTGGTCCCGTCGAAGCTGGACCTCGTGTTGATTTCCGGGAAAAACGCTGTTCGCCATTTTGACCTCATTGTAGACGGTATCGGCGAGAGCGCTTAGCTCCTGAGCGCCGTAAAAGGTGTACCTCTTCGGCATTTTCAGGCAGCATTTTCTTGTATGCACGGCGAGCTTGCGCGCAGTCTCTACGAACTGGACCGAGCTGTCTCCTCGCAGTGCTTTATAAACTGACATAGTTAGTTTTTACCTCCTACCGGGGCCACAAGGGCCCCGGATTTACTATAGATAGTAGATTAAACACAGAAGCCGAAGCAAACGCCGTAGGCGTAGTTGGCGTTGTAATTGTGCGCGCCGCCGCCGCTGTTCACACTGCAGAAGCTGATGGAGCTGCTCCCATAAGGAGAACGCTCCCACCACCAGCTCGCAGACCCGGAGCCGTTGGCGAGGTATTTGATTCTGTTCGCTGCAGTTGCGAAGTAGCTGTACTGCGAGCCCTCACCGGCTTTCGAGTAGGTGGTCGAGCCGAAAATCTCAATCTCGGAGAAGAGGAAGAGCTTCATCGAGTTTGTGTTGATAGTCGAGCTCTGACTGCCTGCGGAGGTCTTCTTGTTGACGCTCTTAAGTACCGCTTGCAGGTCGGACGGCA